GTCTTGAGCCATTTTATTTCACTTTAATCATTCCAAACATTGAAGAGTGTGATGTACATTGATAATACAATAAGTCAGGAGCACTCATGGCTATTTTAAATTTTATTTCAGTTCCTCCACCACCACCATTGTTAGTAACTCCAGTATTATAAGCAGTACCAGATGAATCTGATTGAATTTGAAATGGATGTGCACCACCACCATTCATATTTTGAAAAATATAATGTTCACCTCTTCTTAAATGTAAGGTAGGATCATTTTCTGCTCCTCCAGGAAACCAATGTGATCCACTATCTGTAAATGTATAATGATCAGAACCAGAAGCACCTAATTGAAATCTATGAGTAATAGTTTTTCCACCCATATCTAAATCACCGCCTAATTGTGGAGATGTATCAT